TTTAAGGATGCAGAGAATGGTAATGCACACCTTGAACCATGTGAAATGTCATCACATCACAGCCGTATGGCGATTGCAAAACTTGCTGCATACGAGGATGCCGAAGAACAGGGATTGCTACTGCGGTTGCCGTGCAAGGTGGGAGACAACATCTATATCATAGAACCTTATGGAATTGAGGAAGCAAGTATAACAGGAATTTCGAAAGCGGATGATATTGATTGCTTTTGCTTTGAAGTGTATATCGACCCAGATTACCATGAAATCATTGCACTAGAAGAATTTAATGATACTTGGTTTTTAACCAAAGAGGAAGCCGAAGCCAAGCTGGCAGAAATGGAGGGTAACCATGCCGAGAACCGTAGCATATAGAGCAGGAGGATTTACAAACTATGGAATCAGTTACACGAAATTCAGCCAGGAGGAATTGGCAGAGATGAAAGATAGGGTAGCCATGACGGAGAGATTAACCAACATTGGAGCAAAAGGAGAAATCTGGATCACCGATAATGACGAGACAAGAAAAATCGGGAAAAAAGAGGCGGCATATGCAAAACTCAAGGACTACGAGGATGCCGAAGAACAGGGACAGATCCTGCAGCCGCCATGCAAGGTGGGAGATACGGTTTATCTGATTGATAGGGATGAAAATAATAAGTTCAAAGTATACGAGGGAAAATGGGAACGGGTGTCCCTTGTTCAAACCTCAAAAGATGGTTCATTTAATCTTTGTGGAGAAATTTCTTACGACTTATATGATTGCTTTTACGATGATGGAAGAATAATGAAGCATGGAATGTATGTCGGGCAGGAAAGTACGAAAATTGGAGAAATCGTCTTTCTCACAAAAGAGGAAGCCGAAGCCAAGCTGAAAGAAATGAGTTGTTTCCAAAATGGAAATAATTGAAAGGAGTAGCCATGACGGAGAATGAAGCAATTGAAGAATTAAAATATGATTGTAACGAACTTGGAAAAGCGATTCCGTGTGATACATCATGGGGAAAATCATTTGAAAATGCTTATGCAATGGCAATCAAGGCACTGGAAGAGGTACAGCAGTACCGCAAGATCGGCACGCCAGAAGAATGCCGGGCGGCTGTGGAGAAGCAGACAGCGAAGAAAGTTGAAATTTGGAATGATGGGTCTGAGCATTGTCCATGCTGTGATAAAAATAATAGTTATCTTGGATTTAAAGTATGTATTGAATGTGGACAGTTATTAGATTGGAACGAGGAAACATGAAAAACAACAATCACAAAAAGATGGTCTTTCAAGACAATTTCATCAAGCGTTGGTGCTGCTCTTCGAGGAATCATCCGAGTGGATGGAGTTGGTGGAAACGTAAGACCAGGAAGGACACAAGGCGGATACTGAAAAAGGAGGGTGAACGATGGGAAGATTGATTGATGCGGATAAATTCAAGGGGAAAGTGATAGCCAGTCATACAGGAAGTGGCGTTATCAAATTGATTGCTATTGACGAAGTTCCGACCGCCTACGACCCGGACAAGGTTGTGGAACAGTTGGAAGAAGTTGAAAAAATAATGACATCACCAGTGAACAAGGATTGTTTTGGAGAAGAGTGTAGAGCATCGGACTGCACGGTATGCCTTATTTGTAAAGCAATCGAGATTGTGAAAGGCGGTGGAGTAGATGCGAAAACCGATTCCTAAATCCGTAAGGAAACAGGTGTATGCGAAATACAATGGGCATTGCGCTTATTGTGGCTGTGAAATACCGGAGAAAGGTTTTAATGTAGACCATTTGCATTGCCTTAAACATTATGAGTACACAGAAGAATTTACCGGGATTGATGTACACGATATAAGTAATCTGATGCCGTCCTGCGGTTCATGCAATCGTTATAAGGCAACAATGGATTTAGAAACATTCAGAAAGCAGTTACAGAAGATACCTGACAGACTGAAAAGAGATGTTTGTACATACAATATCGCAGTCAGATTCGGTATGGTGCAGGAAAACAGAGAACCGATTAAGTTCTATTTTGAGAAAGTAGGTGAAATTATATTTTGAGAAAGTGGGTGAAATGGATGGCAATTAAGCCAATTTTATTCAACACAGAAATGGTACGGGCGATTCTGGACGGACGGAAGACTTGCACTCGGAGCTCGGTAAGTTCTCGGCAGTTTCTGGGAATGTTGCCAGACAAGTGTAAAAAAGCTGTGCCTGATGAATTTTTAAAAGGCAAGAGGATGATGTTTAAGCCATATTGCGACATGACGGATGCGGAATTGATAATGACGGCATATAAAGCACCGTATGAGCTGGGAGATATCCTGTATGTCCGGGAAACATGGTGCTTGAGATACGATGGCGAAAAATATTTCTACAAAGCAGACAAGAATACACCAAGAGAAGAGAAGCGGTTGATTGATTACAACAACACATCTTGGCACCCATCAATCCACATGCCAAAAGAAGCAGCACGTATCTGGCTCAAGGTTACGGATGTGAGAGTGGAGCGGTTGCAGGAAATCACACCACAAGGAGCGCGGAAAGAGGGTGCGAGATGCTCTTGCCTGAATCCTGTACCAGATTGCGCAGGAAATAAAACCACTTTTGTTAATATTTGGAACAGCACCATCAAGAAGTCCGACCTTGACCGTTACGGCTGGGATGCTAATCCTTATGTATTCGTGATAGAATTTGAGCAGTGCGAGAAGCCGGAGGGAGTGTGATGGTATGTGTACAATGGAGTGGAAAGAAGTTGCCCCAGAACAAGATGACTGGGAAAAGCAAATAGACATCGTTGCCTATTATGGCAGTATCACCGTAGGAAGCATTGTTTATTGTGGCGAAGAGATAGGATGGCAGTCAGTAATTGATGGCAAGATAGATTTTATGCGAGCAGAATCCTTAGAGGATGCAAAAAAAGAAATGATCGGTATATTGGACAATCACTGCACCGACCAAATTAACTATTATAAGGATTTGCAGGAGAGCCTTGATGAATTGAATGAAGGAGAGGAGTAACGAATGGCTAAAGCAGTATTGGTTATGGATATGCCGGAATGCTGCGCAGATTGTGCTTGCAGCTACTTTGAGAGAGACAGCAAATGTTGGAAAGCCGGATTGGTGTCCGCTTCGGGAACTTTAGAAAGGAAGTGTAGTGTTTGAGTGAAATTGAGGATAAAAAAGAGTATTTGAGAAGTTACGAAAAGGCAGTACGCCAGATGGAGCGGAGCGCAGAGAAAATAAAGGAAATGCGGTTGGGGCAGATCATACCGGCGGCGGATAACGATGGTATGCCCCATGCACATAATGCTACGGATCTATCCGGATATGCCGCGCTGTTGGATGCGGCAGAGAGACAATATATGGCGGATCGGTATCAAAGGCTTAAAATTTGCAAAGAGATCACAGACAGGATAGAGCGCATGGACAACGAGGACGAAAAAGATGTGCTGACCTATCGGTATATCCGGCTGATGAAGTGGGAGGGCATTGCGGTCAAAATGAATTACAGCTGGAAATGGGTGCATAAGTTACATGCGAGGGCTCTTGATAATTTTAAAATTTGAAAGAGTACATAGAAGTACACACTATATCTGTGCTACAGTGTATACATGTAAAGCGATCCAAGAGAGCCAAAGAGCCGATTGCTTACAATGCCATGACAAAGGGAGCGCTGTCAATATGACGGTAGCTCCTTTTTATGTACCGGAAGGAGGTGGCCGTATGGCATTGACAGCCAAACAGAAAAGATTTTGCGACGAATACCTGATTGACTTTAATGCCACACAGGCAGCCATCCGAGCGGGATATTCAGAGAAAACGGCTTACAGTCAAGGACAGCGGCTGTTGAAGAATGTTGAAGTCCAAAAATATCTACAAGAGCGGATGGCAGAAAAGGAAAAAGAACTGATTGCCGACCAGAACGAGGTCATGAAATACTTATCTGCAGTAATGCGTAGGGAAAAGACAGAGTCTGTAGTTGTAACACTGAGCAAAGAAAAATCGGTATATGCTCCTGATGCCAACGGAACCATGAGGAAACAGACTGTAAAAGAGGATATACCACAGGTCGTTGAGATACCTGCAAGATTATCAGATGCAAATAAGGCCGCCGAGTTGCTCGGTAAGGCATATGGAATATATACGGACAAGTTAGATATGGATGTGAATGTTCCGGTCATGTTTTCCGGGGAGGATCAGTTGGAGGAATAATATGCAGCGGGTAAATATACTTGGTACAGAATACACCATTGAAACTCATAAGATTTCAGAAGACGAAACTATGAAAAAGAATCAGTGGAGCGGGTACTGTGATGAGGAAAATAAGTTGATCGTTGTTGCAGATATGACGGAAAAAGAGTATGTAAATATTGAGCCTGCAGAAGCGCAGGAACAGTACCGGAAGAAAACTCTGAGGCATGAAATCATTCATGCCTTTTTTAATGAGAGCGGCTTATCTGATAATTCAAATACTTATAGCGGCGCGTGGTCACGGAACGAAGAAATGGTTGATTGGATTGCCATACAGTTTCCAAAGATCGTAGAGGCCTTCAAGCGAGTTGATTGCCTGTGAAGTCACAAGAGGTAAAAGAGATATTTCTGCCGGATGTTATCGGTAAGGGGTATAAAGCATACTGGGAGAGCAAAAAGAGATATGTAGTGTGTAAGGGTTCCAGAGCGTCTAAAAAATCAAAAACAACGGCGCTTTGGATTATTTATCACATGATGAAGTACCCCAAAGCAAATACATTATGTGTCCGGCGGTTTGCCAATACATTGCGTAATAGTTGTTTTTCTGACCTGCAGTGGGCGGCAAAGAGACTAGGAGTAGACCATTTATGGGATTTCCCGAAATCCATGTTGGAGATCACTTACAAACCTACAGGACAAAAGATACTATTCCGAGGGATGGATGATGGTCTTAAGATTACATCAATATCCGTACCGGAGGGAGTACTTTGCTGGGTATGGGTAGAGGAGGCTTATGAGATTGCATCCGAGGATGATTTTAATAAACTTGACATGTCCATCCGTGGTGAGGGGCCGGACGGATACTGGAAACAGATCCGGCTTACATTTAACCCCTGGAGCGCGACTACATGGATTAAGGCAAGATTTTTTGACACGGTAAATGATCTTGTGCTCGCAATGACAACCACGTATCGGTGTAATGAGTGGCTGGATGATGCAGATCGCAGGATATTTGAAGAAATGAAAGAAAAGAACCCCAAGCGGTTTAAAATCGAGGGTGACGGTGATTGGGGAATCGCTGAGGGGCTTATTTATACAAACGTAGAACAGGCTGACTTTGATATCGAGGAAATTAGAAAAATCCCTGGTATCAAGTCAGCTTTTAATTTGGATTTCGGTTTTACTGATCCTAATGCCTTTGTGTGTGAGATGGTGGACAATGACGCAAAGATCATATATGTGTTTGATGAGTGGTACAAAACAGGTACCACCAACCAAAAGATTGCAGAGCAGATCAAGGCAATGGGGTACGGCGGGCAGGTCATTATATGCGATTGCGCAGATCCAAAGGGCATTGCGGAATTAAGAGAATGTGGATTAAGAGCGGAGCCGTCCAGAAAGGGTGCGGACAGTGTAAATCACGGAATACAGCAGATACAAAATTACAAAATCGTTGTGCACGCAAGGAAGTGTCCTAATTTTTGGATAGAGATACAAAACTATGCGTGGCAGCACGATAAGGCGGGTAAACCTATAGATAAACCGGAGCATGAGTTTTCCCACGGGATGGACTCCATGCGATACGGAGTGGCAAATTTGCTGGTAGGTGATACTTTTAGCTTTGATTAAGGAGCAGATATGTTTGGACTACCAACTCAGACAGAGATAATCAACAATATCATAAAAGAGGGAGCGGCGTCCTCGATGGATGATATACAATTTATCGAGGAGGAAATCAGGCGCTGGAAACTGTCCAAAGAGCGGATAGAGCAGATAAACGGTGAGAGGTATTATGCCGGAGATCATGACATCCTGCATTATAAGCGCATGGCCATCGGGCCAAGTGGCGAATTGGAAGAGATAAAAAATCTCCCGAACAGGCATGACATAGATAACCAGTATGCCGTAGCAATCGATAAAAAGACAAATTACTTTCTGGGCAAGCCGGTGGCAATCGAATCCGACAACAAGACATACTGCCAGAGACTGCGGGATATCATGAATCGAAAATTCATGAAAAAATTAAAAAAACTTTGTCACCATTCTTTCAACGGGGGGATCGGCTGGCTGTACCCTTCTGTAGACAAGGATGGCAATATCGTATTTTCTGTCTTTCCAGCATACGAGGTTTTGCCTGAGTGGGCTGACAAAGAGCATGAGACGCTTGATTTCCTGATCCGGTGTTATCCGGTACTTGAGTATAGAGGCTGTGAGCCACGTATGACAGAGTATGTTGAGGTGTATCGACAGGATGGTGTTTACAGATATGTATTTAATGATGCAGGTAGGCTTATACCGGATGTCTTGCATGGAGAGTATTCTCCCTATCTCATGATTGGTGGCAAGGCATATCAGTGGGATCGGGTGCCGATGGTTGGCTTTAAGTACAATGACAGTGAGACGCCTGTGATCCGGCGTACTAAGGCCCTACAGGATGCCATAAATGAGATGCTATCGATGTTTCATAACAATATGCTCGAGGATAACCGTAATACAATACTGGTCATAAAAAACTATGACGGCCAGAATTTGGGTGAGTTCCGGCATAATCTTGCCACTTATGGTGCTGTCAAAGTCAGGAGCGTAGACGGGAAAGATGGTGGTGTAGATTCGCTGCGGATTGAGATAAATGCCGAAAATTACGAAAAAGTCTTGGAACTGCTTAAGATGGCACTGATCGAAAATGCCCGTTCCTTCGACGGAAAAGTGCTGAAAAGCGGACAGCCTAATCAGATGAATATCCTGTCTGTGTACAATGAGATAGACATTGATACAAACGAGATCGAGACAGAATATCAGGCAGCAATGGAAGAACTGATGTATTTTATCGATACATACTTACAGCTTACCGGGAAAGGCGATTTTCGGTCTGAGCCGGTTACATTTATTTTTAATCGGGACATGCTGATTAACGAGTCAGAGATACTCAATACGCTTAAAGACCTCGGCGTAAAGATCAGCCAAAAGACGTTGCTTAAACAAGTGCCGTGGATAGATGATGTTGACGCCGAACTGGCGTCTGTCAAACAGGAGCAGGAGGACGCTATGGATGTCTATGGCGAGTCCTTTACTGCACCGATAGAGGGTGACGATGAGCAATAGAGATTATTGGATAAACCGCTTCACAGACCTCGAAAAGAGTCAGATCAATAAGGGGGCAAAATACTATGATGACCTGAAAAAGCAGTACCAGATGGCGGCGGAGCGCGTGGAAAAAGAGACTACGAAGTGGCTTGCACGTATAGCTGCCAACAATGAGATAACAATGGACGAGGCCAAGAAGCTGTTAAAGGCAAATGAGCTTGAGGAGTTCCGGTGGAGCGTGGATGAGTATATTGCCAAAGGAACAACTCTGAATTACACCCAAAAGTGGGCGAAACAGCTTGAAAATGCGTCCTCCAGATGGCACATATCAAGGCTGGAGGCTATGCAGGTGCAGATGAGACAGCAGATCGAGGAGCTTTACGCGGCAGAGGTGCCGGATATGATGTCTTTTCTGGGAAGTATCTACAAGGACAGCTATTACCACACGGCCTATGAGTTACAAAAGGGTATCGGCGTGGGGATAAACCTTGGGGCGATAGACAAAAAGCGTGTCGGGCAGATTGTAGCAAAGCCGTGGGCAGCGGATGGTAGTAATTTTTCTGACCGGATATGGCGGCAAAAGGCACAGCTGATATCGGAGCTGCAGAACGGCATGACTCAGTCCTTGATAAGAGGTGGCACGCCGGAAGAGGCGATTAAGCATATACAGGACAGATTTCGCGTATCAGCAGGGCAGGCAGGACGGCTGGTCATGACAGAGACGGTATACTTCCATTCGGCGGGCCAGTTGGACATGTATAAAGAAATGGGCGTGGCTGAGTATGAGATTTGCGCTGTGTTGGACACAAAAACCTCTAAGATATGTCAAGACCTCGACGGTACGCACAGACCTATAAGTGAGTTTAAGCCAGGCGTGACCGCTCCACCTTTCCACTGTTGGTGTCGTAGCACGACGGTGCCATATTTTAACGATGAGTTTACGGTTGATGAGACGCGGACAGCGAGAGACGATACTGGTAAGACAATACGGGTACCGGGGGACATGACCTATAAAGAGTGGAAAGAGTCATTTGTGGAGGGGAATAAATCAGATTTAAAGAAACCCGAGGCAGATGATGCCATTGCCGAATATGTCATGTCACGAAAAGAATACAATGCACAGGTTCAGGAATTAGCTAAATCGGAAAGAGATGTTGATGATGCACAAGATGCCTATATGGATGTTATGGACACACCGCAGGCATCAAAGTATGAAGCTGCGTTTAATGATAAGTTTCAAAAAGCTGAAAGCCTGAGACAGGCAATTAAGGATTTAAAGGCAGAGTTGTCAGGAAAGGAAGCAAAAGCGGTTAGACAGGTGGAAAAAAATCTTGCAGTAAAAACAGGAATACCGCTTGATAAAGTAGAAATGACAGGCTTACAGTATGATACTGCCGATATGATATATTCATCATATAAGGCTGTTTTAGGTAAGTACCCAGAACTGAAAGGACAGCTTGCGGCATTTAAATATGATGGCGCGAAAGGTGATGCTTATGCAAGTTGTAGAACACTTACAGGTGAAATTCAAGCACATGGAATATTTGCTAATTATGACAAATTAGCTAAAAATTATGCGCATGATGTTGCAGCCGGATTTCATCCAGTAGGTACAGACCATAATAGTATTATCGTGCATGAACTTGGTCACGCTTTGGATGGCTATATGACAAAAAAGAAGTTATTAAGTGCAGATTATAATCAATATGGAGTTTTACGCAGCGCAAGCCAATCGGCCAAGGATATGACGTTAAAGTTTTTGGGATTTGATAGACAAGAAATTGCTATTGAATTAAAAAGCCAAGGTTTGACGCTATCCCAACGGCATGATATGATGGATAAAAAAGAAAAAGAGTTCATAGCAAAACATGTCAGTAAATATGCGGCAGAAGATAACGAAGAATTTTTTGCCGAATGTTTTTCAGAATATGTAACTAGTGATAACCCAAGGGAAGCAGCGAAAATCTTTGGTGAAATTATTGATAAGGCGTTAGGACGGTGATTTGTATGATTCCTATAAAAAGAAATATGACCCCAAAAGAACAGAAGCGGTTTCGCATGGAAAAGTACAGGAACGAAAAAGAAAGCCTGATTGCTTTTTTTCATGAGCAGAAATATGATGAAAAGCACCTGAATGAATTTTTGATAAATTCTTTGAAAAGGAATTTTGAAAAAGAATTGAAAGAAGATGGGTTGTTATAAAGCACTTTGCATCCGCAGGGTGCTTTTTTGATGCAAAAAAGGAGGTGAAAAAAAACAATGAGATTTACAGAGAGGATGGAGTTAAAGATGCCTGATCAGGATGATGCGTATCAGGTTGATGATTTTAATGGCAATGTAGATAAAATCAGCAAATATTTCGCGGCAAAACCGGTGCTGACGTCATATAAAAATCTGACGGAGTTTATCAGATCGGGAAAAGCGGCTGGATATAAACTTGGTGACACCGTGGCAATCCATGACATCATTTATATTTTGGTAGCTGACAATCCCCTGTCGGAGTTCAGTTGGATGCCGTATGGAGCGGAGGCTCTAGTTGTCATGGAGCAATACATACCGGTAGCGGAGAGACACAACGGTAGCCTATACCTGCAGATTGGTAATTCCAGACGATTGATCGTTAAGGTGTTTCGGGAGTTTTACCATAATATGATGCAGATCACAGCAGCAACACAGGTTGTAAATGGCGTTGCTTTTAGCGTTGTCAAGGGGATTTTGACAGCCGCAGGAACCGCAACAGCGGCCGCCGAAATAAAGGCCGGAGATTTGACCCTGTACAAGAATACTTCGTATGAGCTCAGGGGATGCCCGGCATCATCCAGGGGAGCGTCCGTAGAACTCAGAAATGGCAGTACGGTGCTTGCTAAAGATACTGGTACAGGTGCATCTTACACGCCGACAGCGGAAATAAAAGTATCGGTCTATGTAAAGATACCAAATGCGTGGGAAAGCAGTACAGGTGTACAGTTTGACCCGAGATTAACGGTCGTTAATGGCTGTACAGGGGTAACACCTTACACGATGCTTGTAAAAGAGACAACCACAAAAACGAGCAATGCAGTAGACGATAACCGGTATGCTTTTAACGTTAAAAATCTGACTGTGCTCGATCAGGGAGACACATCAGCGCGAATACGCGGAAAATTATACTTGGTAAAGGAGACAGACGATGAGCAAACTTTATAGAGGAGAGTTGCAGGATAATCTTGGAAATACCATATACCCGCACACGGAAGCTGGATTGGTATTTTGTGCCGATGGAGAGACAGTACAGCAAAAAATTGCAGGTACTGCCGAGACACTGGACGGAATAACCGGAGTGTCAGACTCCACCGAATTGAATGACAGCACAAAGTTGGCTACCAGCAAGGCGGTTAATTCATTGCGGGAAAACATAAATGTCAGTTTGGGTGGTTTAAGTTTTGGTACTGATGGAGATGGTAACTATGGTTACTATGGGGCTGATGGCAGCCTTATCCCTTTTAGCAGTTGTGTATTCGGATTTATGACAGCAACGGGCGAGGCAAAGACAATTACCGCCAAACCTTTAGTGGCTTATGGAATGGATATGGATGCAACCAGTAATAAATTAACAATTACTCAAGCTGGTCAATATATTCTGTGTGTTGGAGGGCACGGAACAAGTTTTAACAACGCGCTGAAAGTTAATGGAACTAAGGTTATACAGGGGAATACCACAATAGTACAGTCGCTTAATGTTGGAGATGTCATAACAGGTTCTGCTTCTCATGCAAGTGCTTGGAGTGTCGTTGTTATTGCTGTTGCTAAAATCAAGTAATAAGAATTAAGTATTTATAACCATTTCAATACATACGGGTAATTTTTTCATTGACAAAAACATTGCTGGGAGGAAATAAATGAAAAGAGAATTTATAAGATTTGCAAACAATGTATTTTATGATGCGTACAATATGCAATCCACTAACGATATGCTCAGTTTTGAACTGTACGATGTGGATAAAAACGTACTAGAGTCAGTACTGACAGGTAAGGACAACCTTAGTATTATCAAGTATCTGCAAAAGGATACGGAAACACAGGATGAGACATTATTAAAGGCATATTCGGGATATGTAAATCTCGATCAGATGCTTACCAGGTATGGAGTAGTAACCAATATCGACTATGAGACACAGGATGATAGTACGCAGAGCGGTTTTACAGAGGAGAGTCATAATATCACGACAATTACCTTGCGTAAACCGTCACAGGTGGAATCCGAGCTGGAAAAACTCAAAGAAACGCAGACGATACAGGACGGAGCAATCGCAGATATGGCGGGTATGATTAGCGATATTGCGGATGGTCAGATTTTACAGGATGATGCAATTGCTGACGTGGCCGAAACGGTTAGTGATATGTCAGCGGAATAGGAGGTGTGCAATATGGTAGCTTTTTATGTAGCCAAAATCAAGAATCACGAGATCAATTACAAGACTGGCAAAGCGTGGACAGCCGAAGATGTCCCGAAGCTGTGGCGTAAAAAAGTGCAGGAAGCATTAAAGACAGAATAAGCATTTCCGAAATTGATACGATATCGGAAGTGCTTTTTTATTGCCGCCACTTTGGTATCTCGGGCGGAAACTGAGAGACAAATAGTACCGGACTGAACCGGGTAAAAAATGAATTTGAAAGGACAAAAATATGAAAAAAGAAGAGATCATTGCATTAGGAATCGATGCTGAACTGGCCCAGAAGGTGGCTGACGCGTCAGCAGAGGAGCTCAAGGGATATGTGCCGAAAGCACGTTTTGACGAGGTGAACGAAGCCAAGAAAAAGGCGGAAGAAATGCTCGGCGAGCGGGATGGACAGTTGGACAAGCTTAAAAAATCCGCTGGAGACAATGAGGATCTGAAAAATCAGATTGCAGAACTGCAGAAAACCAATGCCGCCACAATCAAGCAGCATGAAGCTGAAATGAAGCAGCTGCGCAGAGATGGTATTGATACGCAGCTGATTATAGCGGCCGGAGCAAAGAATGCAAAGACGGTCGCGGCGCTGTTTGATGCACTTGATGACAATCTTGATGATGATGCTTATAGAGCCGCCCGGCAGAAGCAGGTGGACACCATCAAGAAGGACAATGACTACCTGTTTACGGCTCCGACTCAGCCCACGGTAAGAGGTGTACAGCCGATACCTGGAGCAGATGTGCCACCCGGGGGTGGAGCAGACACCTCCAAAATGACATACTCGCAGCTTGCAGAGTTCATGGAAAAGAACCCTAATGCGACCATTTAAAGAAAGGAAAGGTAAATTATAATGGCAAAATTTGATTCAAAATCATTTAACCCGCAGGCGTTTGGGGCTTATGTGAGCAGAGTACCCAACACAAAAAAGAATGAACTTATCAGATCGAGAGCTCTGAGAGGTAACAAGCAGATCAAAGAGACATTTTCCGCGCAGACCACAACGGCTTATGCGAGATTGCCCTATTTTGGAAATCTCAAAAAGGGTACGCAGAATTATGATGGCCAGACGGACATCACAGCACAGGGAAGTACAACCTTTGAGAGAGGTGTTGTTGTGATCGGTCGTGCAGATGCGTGGACAGAAAAGGATTTTTCATGGGATATCACATCCGGTGTGGACTTTATGGATAATGTAGCGCAGCAGATCGCAGCGTATTGGACAGAGGTAGATCAGGATACATTGCTTTGCATCTTAAAGGGTATTTTTGCTATGTCCGGAGCAGGCAACAAGGCTTTTACCGAGGGACACACATACGATATCAGCAATATGGCAGAGGGCAAGAATACTGTCGGAGAGACAACCCTCAACTCCGCACTGCAGAAGGCATCCGGTGACAATAAGTCGGTATTTACACTTGCACTTATGCACTCGGTAATTTCCACTAATCTTGAAAACCTCAAGCTCTTAAAGCACTTGACCCAGACAGATGCACAGGGTATCGAAAGGGAACTGACGCTTGCATCATGGAATGGCAGAGCAGTATTGATCGACGACAGCATGCCTGCTGTTGACGGATACTTTGATGCGTCCGCAGGTGATAGCGGGGCTATCAAGATTGTTGCCGACACCGCATCTCCTGCCGACGGAGAGATCAAACTCAAGGATGCAAAGGCATCTTATTTTGGTACAAAGACACTTGCAGCGGGCGATTATGTTGTAAACGACACTCAGTATATCACTTATGTGCTTGGAGAGGGCGCGTTTGATTATGAGGACATCGGGGCAAAAGTGCCGTATGAGATGGACCGTGATCCTGCAAAAAACGGCGGGGAAGATACCTTGTATTCCCGCCAGCGTAAAGTATTTGCTCCGGCCGGAATCTCCTACGAAAAGGAATCTCAGGCTACACTGTCACCGACCGACGCAGAACTTGCAAACGGTGCAAACTGGGCCCTTGTCAATGATGGAGGTACTGGTGCAGCAAGACAGTACTGGGATCACAAGGCTATCCCGATTGCACAGATCAAGTCAAGAGGATAGTTGTATGGAAGATAAGGTTATCGAGAGACTGGATACCCTTGGATATGCTTACGATAAGGATAAAGATGGGATGCTCATCGGCATCCTTATCGCCAGTGTTGGGGAGCACATCAAAAATCGTATCAATGACACAGAGATACCAGAGGGTCTCGATAGCGTCTATGTTGATATGGTATGCGGCGAGTTCCTACAGCAGAAAAAAGCGGCTGGCCAGTTAAATGATATTGAGCAATCAAAGGCGGTTGAGTCTATCAAGATGGGAGATGTCACAGTCTCCCTGAAAGAGGGCTCAACACCGGAACAGTATTTTGACATACTGATTAACCGCTTGCTGTCGCATGATGAGGATTTTATCCGATACAGAAAGATGGTGTGGTAATGATCGATATACAATCCATTTTAGCTACAATGTACAAGGACACATGCTCTGTTGTGGAGCATAGGAAAATCACAGACCCGGCAACGAAAAAGACAGGCTTTGAGGACGTTACGGTAGTTGAGGATCAGCCATGCAGACTGTCCTATAAGCAGGTACCGACGACAGCGGGCGGGAATGTTGCAAGTACGGACCAGCAAGTCAAAGTGTTCCTGCCGCCGGAAGTCGATGTAAAAGCGGGGTCAAAAGTGATCGTAACGCAACATTATGATTGCAGAGACGACATTGTAACAGAGTATGCGGCAAGTGGTGTTCCGGCTGTGTATCCGAGCCATCAGGAGGTTAGCTTGGAGTTATTTGAGAGGTGGGCATAATGAGTGTAGATTACCGTGAACTGCAGGCACTACAGCAGCGTATGCAGGACTTTATTAACCACGGGGCAGACGAGTTGTGCAGGGATTGTACAAACGAGCTCACGATGCGGTTGTATCGTAAGATAATCAAAAATACACCAACTGGGCAATACGAGGTTATTGTTTACGCCCGGAAAGATGGCTCAACCAAAACATATAACGAGGGGCGGCATGGCGGTACACTCAAGCGAGGATGGAGTGTTGCGCTTAATGAGAGCAGTGTGCAGTATAAAGGGAGCGAGTATATTAGGACGCTCACCAATAATGTGGAGTACGCATCCTATTATGAGTATGGACACCGACAGGAGCCCGGAAGATTTGTGCCGCATATCGGTAAGCGGTTAAAACAAGCATGGGTACCTGGGCATCATGTTGCAACAAAAGCAGAGCAGGATATCCAAAAGATAGCACCGACACTCATACAAAAGAGGCTGGATGCAAAGATGGAGGAGATGCTAAATGGTAGCTGATATCGTCAACGGCATTACAATGGCACTCGGGAGTGCGTATGAGGGGTATGATATATATACAAAGGATGTGGAGCAGGGGATTGAAACGCCCTGTTTTTTTGTGCAATTACTCAAGGCGAGTAAGCGACCGCTAATAGGAAAGCGTCACATCCGAGATTATCCCTTTGATATACAGTATTTTCCTGAGCGCGACGGCGACAACGAGGAAATGATGGACGTAGGGGATGCTCTGGAAGAGTGCCTTGCATATATTACGCTCCAAAATGGCAATATGATACACGGTAATGATATGAGTTATGAGATCGTGGATGGAGTGTTACATTTTTTTGTGACCTGCAGCGTGATCATGATGGAGGTAAAACAGGAGGAGTCTATGGACAAATACGGATTAACAGTGGGGGTGCACGATGGGAAGAAACACTAAAACGGATCAGCCCACATTTACAGGAAAACAGCTCCTTGCGACGGAGAAGTATAACAACCGGGTAGCAAGGATAGTTTTACACGATGATGAGAGATATACCTATGCGGATGCAGACAGACTCATCGAAGAATTTATGAAAAAGGAGGATGTAACATGTTAGGTGGTGGAACATTTGTTAACCAGAATAAGGTACTTCCGGGATCATATATCAATTTCGTCAGTGCCAAAAACGCGGCGGCCACTATGGGAGAGAGAGGATATGCAGCACTTGCATTGCCCTTGCCCTGGGGCATTGACGGCGCAATCTTTACAGTAACATCAGAGGACTTCCGGTCTTACTGCAAAAGATTGTTTGGCTTTGCTTACGATTCCGACGAGGCGAAAGGTCTTAGGGACCTGTTCCGGAATATCCAGACGCTGTACTGCTACAAGCTGATGAAAAACGGTGTACAGGCAAGCAATGACATTGCAAAGGCAAAATATAAGGGGGCAGCCGGTAACACCATCAGTACTGAGATCCTGACCGGTACAATGTCCGGTACATATGATGTCAATATCTATTTTGGCAATGATATTGTGTATTCGGCGAATGTAAAGACGCTTGCAGATCTGCAGGCTGTCGATAACGGCTTTGTAGAATGGACAATGGAAGCTCTTGCGGCCGCTGAAAAAAGTACGATGACCGGGGGATCCAACGGAGATGCAGTGACAGCAGCAGAGCACAGTGCGTTCCTCGATGAGGCGGAGAGCTACTCTTTTAATGCAATGGGATGTATGTCAGAGGACGCGGCAGTCCAGACGCTGTATGTACAGGAGGTCAAGGATATGCGCAATAATAAGGGATTGCATTATCAGGTAGTCCTTTATGGCAATGCTGCCGACCATGAGACAGTTGTCAATGTCAAAAACTGCAAGGACGCAGTATATTGGACACTTGGTGTTATCGCAGGATGTCCGGTCAACCAGTCTAATACAAACAGGGTGTATGATGGGGAGTTTGATATCCCTACGAATTATACACAGGCACAGCTTGAGAGTGCTATTAAGTCGGGAGAGTTTGCATTTCACCGTGTAGGACTGGAAATAAGAGTGCTCTGTGATATCAACAGCCTTGTAACTACTACACCGGATAAAGGTGAGGATTTTAAGGCTAATCAGACAATCCGCGTGATCGATCAGATTGCAATGGACATGGCCGGTATTTTTAACACAAAATACATCGGTAAAATCCCTAACAATACATCGGGGAGAGTATCACTCTGGAATGACATCGTAAGTCATCATCAGCAGCTTGAGACAATCGGCGCTATTGAGAATTTTGATCCGGCGGGAGTTGTGGTGAGTGCAGGTGAGACAAAGAGATCTGTTGTAGTACAGGATGCCGTGACGATCGTCAATGCGATGGAAAAATTGTACATGACTGTGATCGTGGCGTAGGAAGGAGAGGTAAATTATGGGCAATACGACTTTGATGCAGTCGAGAGATGCGGTGAGTGCATCCCTTGCTGAGTGCTTCGCAACTATCAACGGGCAGAGATACCATATTATGCAGTTGATTAAGCTGGAAGCCAAAATGACAAAAAAGAAATCGGAAATTCCAATCATGGGACAGCCCGGCAAAGGTCATAAAGCCGCCGGGTGGAGCGGTACCGGTACTTGCACGGTGCATTATAACACTTCGGTGTTCCGGGAAATGATGTATCAGTACAAAACAACCGGCGAAGATGTCTATTTTGATATCCAGCTCACCAACGAAGATCCGGGTTCAACTATCGGCAGACAGACAGTCATTCTTAAGGGCTGTAACTTTGATGAGATGATCCTTGCGAAAGCTGATGCGAGTGCAGATTATCTGGACGAGGATATGAGCTTTACGTTTGAGGATTTCGAGATCCCGGAAAAATTTTCCCTGTTACAGGGAATGGCATAATATAAGGAAGAGAGAGGGCTTAAAATATGGAAGCATTAAGTGCATTTTTTGCGGAAAACGCGGAAAGAAAAGAAGATGTGTCGTTTGTAGTGAGTACACGGTTTAAGGACAAGGATGGAAAGCCTATCCCTTGGGTATTACAGTCGATCAGTGCGGAGGATGACGAATCCCTCCGTAAAGACTGTACGAGACGTGTGCAGGTGCCCGGTAAGAAGGGTCAGTATACAAATTCCTTTGACAGCAACGCTTATCTGGTAAAACTTGCTGTTAAGAGCGTAAAATTCCCTGACCTCAACAATGCGGAGCTGCAGAACAGCTATCGGGCTATGGGAGCGGAGCAGCTTATTGTGACGATGCTCTACAAGGACGAGTTTGATGCGCTGGCAGAAAAGCTGACAAACATGTCGACGGCCGAAGATATCAACGATTTGGTGGCCGAGGCAAAAAACTAATTGACGGAGGAGATGGTGATGCGAGTTATATGCACTATGTCCTCCAAAAATTACACTGGAAACCAAGCGATTATATGGCCCTGTCCCGTCGGGAGAGGGCTTTTGTAATTGCATCTATTGATATGCGAATCGAGTCCGAGAAGAAAGAGAGGGATAAAGCATGTCAGCGGTAAGTGCATCTATACGGATACAGGATCAGGTAACAGCAAATGTGCAGCGCATGAATCGAGCACTGATGGTTGTTATCAATACGATGGAAAAACTAAACAGTGTAACCGCAGACCCGATTGATATCGCAGGGATAAACGCCGCGCGCGACAGTTTGTCGGAAGTAGAGGTTGCTATGGAAGAGGTCACAGGAAGTATCCGGCAGGCTCAGGATGAGCAGGATCGGTACTCTGAGACCGTGCGCAGATCGGAAGGAGCCGTAGGCAGTTTAGCAGGTAAGGTCGGAACACTGATAGCAACTTACGCATCAATGCAGACCGCCAAAGCAGCCCTTGACTACTCGGATGAGCTTGCAAATACAACAGCCCGGCTCGGTCTTATGGCACGTGAGGGCGAAAACGTATCTGAAATCAATGAAAAAATATACGCCTCCGCGAACCGGACGTACAGCTCCTATAAAGATACCGCAGATATGGTCGCAAAATTGGGCGTGCTTGCGGGTGATGCTTTTGGCAGTACAGACGAGGTTATCATGTTTGCTGAGCAGCTTAACAAAAACTTTAGTATATCGGGAACAGAGACATCCGGTATACAGGCGGCTATGCTGCAGCTTACACAAGCAATGGCATCAGGAGTGTTGCGCGGAGAGGAATTTAACTCCGTTTTGGAGCAGGCGCCGACTGTAATACAGACTATTGCAGACTATATGGGCGTGTCAACCGGAAAACTGAAGGAGATGGCCGGAGAAGGCGAGGTAACTGCCGAAATTGTAAAAGCCGCGCTGATTGGTGCGGCAGAGGAAACAGACGCTAAGTTTAATAGCATGACTGTAACATTTTCCAAACTTTGGAATGTGTTTGAAAATGAGGCTGTTTATGCCTTGGAACCGGTATGGCAGAGACTTCGACAGCTTAGCGACAGCGGAGAGCTTATGAGTTTTGCGCAAAATGTCGGGAGATCAGTCGGAACAATCGCAAATATTTTGATTGCCGTGTTTGACAAAGTTGGGCAGTTAGGGCAGGCCATAGTGGATAATTGGTCTATGATTGCACCTGTAATGGGCGCTGTATTGACAATAATGGCATTGTACAATGGTGCACTGATAGTAAATAACGGGATACAGGCGATATCTAATGTACTCAAGACAGTTGCCGCAGTGCAAGCTGTAGCGCACGGAACTGCCACAGCGACAGAGGCGGCAGCAACAACCGGAATGACGGCATCACAGCTCGCTTTAAATGCCGCGCTATATGCTTGCCCACTCACATGGATAATTGTAGCTATTATTGCTGTAATAGCAGCTATATATCTGATTGTGGCGGCAATAAATAAGGCTACGGGGAGTTCCACTTCCGCAACCGGAGTAATTGCCGGGTGCTTTGCATGGTTAGGCGCATTTATTTACAATAGCTTGCTTGGTATTGTCGACGGAGCCCTGTCCTCGATCAGCTTTATGATAAACATCTGGACAGCCTTTGCAAACTTTTTTGCAAATATTTTTAATGATCCGATTGCATCCATTATCCACTTATTCGGGGATATGGCCGACGCAATACTTGGCATTTTACAGGGCATAGCGAGTGCAATTGATAAGGTCTTTGGGTCAAATCTTGCAGATGCAGTATCTGGGTGGCGTAGCGGACTTGATACAAAAGTATCCGATTTGGCAGACAAACTTGGGAATGGATCATATAAGGAGATCGCCGAAAAGGTTGACTTGTCAAGTAGCACGTTGGGGCTGGAGCGTAAGGATTTAACCGATGCGTATGACGCAGGTTATAACTGGGGCGAGGGATTAGGCGACAAGTTTAAAATTGATGGGCTGACTGGTATAGGCGGTGAGGGTAGCGGATTGGATTATGATGCGCTGCTGTCACAGGTTGGAGATATTGGAGACAACACCAAAGATATTAAAAACTCCGTGGATGTATCCGAGGAGGATTTAAAATATCTGAGAGATCTGGCGGAACAGGAGACTATCAACCGGTTTACAACGGCCGAGATCACTGTTGCAATGGGTGGCGTGACTAATAATCTCGGAGCCGGAGATGATATCGATGGTTTTATGGATGTCCTGACAGACAAACTGTACGAGTCAATGTCGGCCGCAGCGGAAGGAGTACATGAGTAGTGGCGTATTTTTTCTTTCTGGATGGGGTGCTGTTGCCAGTAGCCCCATCCGAACTTACCACAAAAATAAAAAATAGGAACAAGACCATAGAGCTGATTAACGAATCAGAGGTTAATATCCTTAAGGATGCAGGATTGACAGAGATATCTTTTAAGGCACTCCTGCCAAATGTAAATTATCCCTTTGCGAGATATCCGGATGGGTACCAGAGTGCGTCTTATTATCTCGGTAAACTGGAAAGTCTTAAGAAAGCAAAAAAACCGTTCCAATTTATCGTTTCCCGGAGGATGCCAAACGGAAAGATTTTGCCCTATACCAATATGACAGCGTCACTGGAAAATTATGATATTACAGAAACTGGTGGCGACTTTGATTACACAGTGGCGATAGAGCTAAAGCAATACCGTTATTTTGGTACTAAGAGCGCAATAATCAAAAGCGCGGCGGGAACGGCAACAATCCGAAAAGAATCTGTAAGGGACGTCAAAGATGGCGGTGGCAATTATACGGTTGTCAAGGGGGATACACTTTGGAATATTGCTAAGCAGGAGTATGGGACGGGGGCAGATTGGGATAAAATCTATGAGGCAAACAAAGATACAATAGAGTCGACCGCCGGAGAATATGGAAAGCCATCATCAAGCAATGGTTGGTGGATATATCCAGGCACAGAACTTGTGTTGCCGTAGGAGGACATAAATGGTAGAACTGGCGATTGTTAATGGAGAAAATATATATTTTCCGTCCGTGTTAGATGGTATTACATGGGAGACAGAGCGCAAGGGTGCTCCTGGAGCCCTGAGATTTACGGTTGTAAATGCGGAAAACCCAGAGTTTGAGGAAGGGAACGTTGTCCGACTGGTTGTGGATAATACTCCGGTGTTTTTCGGTTTTGTTTTCAAGAAGAAAAGAGACAAACAACGTCAAATAGAGGTTACTGCTTACGACCAACTCCGGTACTTTAAAAACAAAGAGACCTATGTCTACAAAAATAAGACAGCGGATCAGGTGATCCAGATGATGGCCGCCGATTTTAACCTCAATGTAGGCACGTTGGAAAATACAGGATATGTGATTAAGCAGCGGATAGAGGACGACAAGACACTCTTTGATATTGCACTCAACGCACTGGACGAGACCTTGACCAATGTAAAAAGACTATATGTACTTTATGATGATTTTGGTAAACTTACTCTTAAAAATATCGAGTCAATGGCAACCGATTTGCTGATCGACTCCGAAACCGGTGAGAATTTTACCTATGAGTCCTCGATTGATGAGCAGACATACGACCAGATAAAAATTGTGTATGACAACGAAAAAACCGGAAAGCGGGAAGTCTATATGGCTAAGGATAGCGGGAACATCAATAAATGGGGCGTACTACAATATTATGAAAAAGCTAACTCGGACATTGGGCTTGCGCAAAAGGTGGATGCACTATTGCAGTTGTATAACCAAAAGACCCGGTCACTCAAGATATCAAGTGCCATAGGGGACTTGCGAGTCAGAGCAGGGAGCAGTGTTGGAGTTATGCTCGATCTCGGAGATATATCGGTAAGGAGTCTGATGATTTGCGAAAAGGTAAAGCATACTTTTAAAAACGATTATCATACGATGGATTTAACCCTACGTGGAAATAGTTTTACATAGGAGGCGCCATGAATAACAGATTGTTAGAGGCACTAAAACAAAATGCGATAGACGCATATCGAGAGACAAATCCCGCATCTGTGATTTACGGTACGGTGGTATCGGTGGAGCCTTTGGCGGTACAGATCAGCACTAAGCTGACCGTGCCGGAAGAGTTTTTGCTTTTAACCCGGAACGTCAAAAAGCACAAGATTAAGGTTGATGTGCAGTATGAGGGCATCGGGAAAATCAAAATTGAGAATGTCCAACAAACCGGACTCAGAGAACTCGCTGCAGAAGAAATAGAGGTAACAGTGCACAATGAGTTAGAGGCGGGAGATAAAGTGATTTTGCTACAGGTACAGGGCGGACAGGAGTATGTTGTCTTAGATAAAATCGTGGAAGAGGGTGAGGAAGAATGATCCCTGTATATATAGACGAGGCCGCCTTTGATTTTGTCGAAGAAAAGTTCCCGTCAAAAGACTTTGCACTTGAATATGAGAAAAATACCGTGAATGGAATACGAGAGGGACTGCTTGAGATACGTCAGGCGGTCTATTTTATCCTCAATACCGAGCGGTACCAGTATTTGATCTATCCGTGGAGCTACGGCGTGGAATTGCGGGATCTGATCGGCAAACAGCCAGAATATGTGATACCGGAAGTTGAACGCCGGATAACAGAGGCTCTGCTACAGGACGACCGTATAGACACGGTTGATGATTTTGAGTTTGAGCAAAATAAATCAAAGCTGAGGGTTACTTTTGTGGTGCATACAAATATAGGTAATCTGGAGGTTGTAAAGGTGGTGAGTATTTAATGTATGAGACACAGACCTATGATGTGATATTGCAGCGGACACTGGAGAGAGCACCGGATCATTTAGATAAAAGGGAGTCATCGTTTTTATATAGCTCCTCCGCTCCGGTGGCTGTGGAACTGCAAAATATGTTTATCGCGCTGGATAATATTTTAAAGCTTACATTTTTTGACACTGCAGATCGAGGCGGAAAGCTGGAACGCTGTAGAGAGCGGGGGATTGACCTTACACGTTTTGATGCCACGCACTCTGTTGTCACAGCACAGACAGAGCCACCGACGATCGAGGTACCAGTTGGGGCAAGATTTAACTATGACATGATCAATTTTGTTGTCATAGAAAAGATTGATGCCGGAATATATCGGATGAAATGCGAGACTTTGGGCGAAGCGGGCAACGTAACCGGGGCGATTACTCCGATCGATTTTATCCCAAATCTGTCCTCAGCGCAGATTATATCCATAGATGTTTATGGAGAGGACGAGGCAAGCATTGAGGAGATCGATCAGGCATTTTATGCAACCCTTAACTCCACCGCGTTTGGTGGGAACAGGGCCGACTACATGAATAAGGTGCATGCGATCCCCGGTGTGGGTGGTGTGAAGTGCTATTCGGCGGCTGAGTGGATGGGCGGCGGTACGGTTAAACTGGTTATCCAGACCTCATCCTATACGGTGCCTACAGCGGCGTTTGTAGACCAAATCCAGACCATGATTGACCCTATGGTAAATCGCGGGGCCGGGTACGGTATCGCACCGATCGGGCATACGGTAACAGTAGCAGGCGTGACGGAGACGACAATAAACATCGCCGCGAAAATCACGCTCATGCAGGGTTATGAGTGGGCAGATGTAGAGCCTTATATAAACAAGACCATAGAGGACTATTATGAGGAGCTTAACAAAGAGTGGGAAAAGTTACAGCAGATCATAGTAAGGATATCCCAGATCGAGACGAGAATCCTTGATGTACCCGGAGTATTGGATATTGAGGACACATCGCTTAACGGACAGACATCTAATCTGTATTTAGATAAAGATGCCATTGCGGTAAAGGGGGAGATCACCAATGCGGGAACCTAATATTTTGGATTATCTTCCTGAGTTTTTAAGACAGGTAAGGGAGATGATGGGGTATGCGGAGGGTGTAAACCCTGAGCTCACAAATTTGTGGGAGAGCATCAAGCAGGTATGGGATGAGCAGTTTTTGTACTCGATGGGGCAGTACGGTATAGAACGTTGGGAAAAGATGCTGGAGATTACGCCTTATGCAGCGGATACCTTGGAGGATAGACGTTTTCGGATCATCAATCGCCTTAACTCCAATGTCGATTATACATACCGACGGGTATATGAGCACTTAAAGCAGATGTGCCAGGGAGAGACCGGCTTTACGATGGAGTACATTGCAGAGATATGGACTCTGCAGGTGAGGGTACTTCTGCATCATAAGCAACGGTATAAAGAGATGAGGGAATGGCTTACAGAGGTCATTCCCTTAAATATTATTCTGGACATCGATCTCTTATACAACACCCACAGGGTACTGAGCAGATTTACACACAGATACTTGAGCCAATATACACACGGTGACTTGCGTATAACACCATTACCGGATAAACAACCGGAGTAGGAGGGATAAGACTTGGATACAGTTATTGCTATTATTGCGGGGGTACTTGCTGCAGCGAGTATACCGTCAGCAGTGTTTGCGGCATATGTCCGCCGCATGGAACAGAAAATGGATGAAAAGGACAAGGCGAGAGAAGATCATGAGGTATTGATCCTCAAGAGCATCAATGCGTCAATCGCACTCGGCGAAGCGACAGCCGAAGCTGTGGCCCGAATACCTGATGCAAACTGTAACGGTGACATGCACGCCGCGCTTGAGTATGCACGATCGGTAAAACATGAGCAAAAAGACTTTTTAAACCGTCAGGCCGTGCATGCGATCAGTTAGGGGGACAGCCATGAAACGATTATTATTCCGGCGCGGGTTTACGGACAAGCTGTATTTTTATAATTTACGGTTTGCATGGCTTTTTACGGTGGCGTGCTTTATCCTCACAGCGTTTAGCGGCGAGAAATGGCTTAACATTGGAGATATGTCCATCGTGAGCGCAGGATTGCCCGTGGTATGGGGGGAATTAGGCATACACACAGGTTTTATTATCTGGAAAGCAAAGACCGAGAACTGCCGGAAGAACAAGGACTTTAGCCAAATGGAAGGCGAGGACAGCATATGACAGGAACAGATCTTATCATCCTGTTGGTTATGATCGCGGTCGTAGTGATGCCGGGTTGCGTGTCGGTGGGTGTCATTGACAAACATAACAAAAAACAGAGACAAAATAAGGAGGAAAAGGAATTATGACATTACAGATTTTTTTAACAGGTTTATTATTGGTGAGTATTTTAACAGGGCTGGCTACACAGGCCATCAAACAGATACTGGAGGAGCACAAAAAGCAGTATTACAGCAATACGATTGCCGGAGTTGTGGCTATCCTGCTTGCTGTATCTGTAGACGTTGGCTACACCGTCTTAAACAGTTTGGCATTTGATACGGCTTGGGTGGTATATTTGATTGCCCTAATTGGACTGTCTTGGCTGTGTGCTATGCTTGGATATGACAAAGTAATGCAGGCACTGACACAGATCCGGGAGCGGGCATGATAACGTTATTTCTGCTGGCTTGCGTGGCGATTTGCCGCGCAGGTCAGTATATGGAGGGTTAGACTATGGCAACACAGGCACAAGTAAAAGCATTTATCAAGCAGATCGCACCGATCGCACAGGCAAAATCAAAGGGTAGGGCGTTGCCGTCCGTATGTATCGCACAGGCCTGCTGTGAGTCTGCATATGGGACAAGTCCAAAGATGATCCGGGCAAATGCTGTATTTGGTATCAAGGTCGGAAAGTCAAAGGCGCATTTTGGTAACGCCTGGCATGATAAGGCATACAGCACCCGCACCAAAGAGTGTTACGATGGCAAGACTTATGTGGCTATTACGGATATGTTCCGGGCGTATGACAGCATAGAGGACGCTGTAGAGGACTACTTTGATATGCTGGCAGCCTGCAAGCGGTACAAGGCGTGTATCAGTGAGAGAGATCCGCGCAAGTGCATTACGGCAATCAAAAACGGCGGCTATGCCACGGCACCGGAATACATTACAACCATTATGAGCATCATCAACAGGTATGATTTGACCAAATATGATGGTGTTGCGACATCGCAACCGACGCTCCGCAGGGGTGATCGCGGCGACGCTGTAAAGATCTTGCAGACACGGTTGTGTGATAAGGGGTATACGGTGGCTGTAGATGGCATCTTTGGCGATGAGACACTGGAGGCGGTCAAGGCATACCAGGCAGATCATAACCTGCGGGTGGATTGTGTGGTCGGACCAAAGACCTGGAGCGCACTTAACAATAAGTAGACATAGCAATGCCCCGGCGAGTAACCGGGGCATTTTTTATAAAATTATTTCAATCTACATCCTACTAAGTACTTCAAATTTTACGCGTCTATTTCCTCGATTCTCTCCATCAGTTTGCCAAAAGTGATTTTTTCATTTCTTCCTGCAAAGTTGCTCTTGCTGTATATGCAGACGATTGTGGACGACTGATATATTTCATTATCGTTGTCATTAGCAAAAACATCTGTCCAACATTCATTGTCGGCCATGTCGAACATAATCTTTGCTTTCCCCTGCCATTTATTGAATTGTTTGATCGCTTCCTTTACTTTATTGTTCTGTTCCTGTGTTAATGTAATCATGTTGTTGTCCTCCTGTTTGATTTGGTATGTTGTGTGTTCCTTATGCTCTTATTATATGTCTATTGCATACTATATACAATAGTGAGAATACACAAAGATTATACTAATTGTTTGGTTAATTTGTATATTGCATGCAATAGTATTTGCGTGTAATCTATAATTATAGATTACACGTAGGAGGTATATATATGGAAGCAGATTGCTTTAAATTTAAAAATCCGGACGAGTGGACTACCAGCGATGTAATGGTGCTCCTTGGAGCTGTATCTTATAGGGTGTGCCACATCAATAACAATCGTAATAACAGGCCGAAGCTGGAGTATAACAAGCTGCTCAACAAACTAAATGCAATATCTGACGGTTTCGGGACTATGACATGCGGTGAGATGGTTCCCATCGTTGAGAGCTGGCGTTATCATTTAAAAATGCTGCAGCGATCGCCGGAAGCCGCACGCTATTTTTGCAAAACGTTTGACTGGCTCCGGGAGCACGCTGATGTCGAGATCGATAAGATGTCGGCAGCGGAATTTATGATAGGTTTTTGCTCTAAAGCATTTGCAGATGATAACGAGGTGATATAATGTCAACACGTAAATATACCCAGGCACAAAACAAAGCCACTCAAAAATACATCAAAGCAAACTACGATACCATTACCGTGCGCGTGCCGCACGGTAAAAAGGACGAGTATAAAGCAAAGGCAGCTTCAGCCGGGAAGAGTCTTGCTCGATTTATTATAGATGCGATAGAGAGTATGTGACAGTATATGAGTTGACAAGCGGTAGGTAAGCATATTACAATACAATAAAGATGTCATTCGCACAAACGAATGTGGATTGAAATAATTTCATAAAAAAGAAGAAAGAGGGGATTTTATCCCTTCTTTCTTTACTTATGCCCCGGCATCACGCTGGTTTTTATGAATGGTCATTGGACTGATTATGGCGGTGAAAGTGTTGGTCGACCTAATAATTTTTGTACTTTATTATATGTTTTGAGATCGATAATGGCGGGGTGAGTACCAACGTATATTTTGCCGTCAAATGAGTTATACCCGCAATATATAGGACGAGTCAATATCTTTTGTATGCTCCATGCTGTCGGAGATTTGCCGCGCTTTCCCTTGTAATTCAGTTTATTCGCAATAGCGGCAACCTCTGTTAAATTCTTGCAATTCAAATATTGCTCAAAACAAAATTTCACGTACTTGGCTTCCTCGTCATTTATTTTAAGCGTATCTTTACCAAATCGGTCATAACCTAATACCTCGGAGCAAGTTCTTTTGCCTTGGACGGCTCTTTCTTGCATTGCGGCAGATACTCTTTCGCTCGTAAGTTCCCGCTCAAGCTGGGCAAATACACCCACAATACCTATCATTGCACGTCCCATCGGAGTGGATGTATCAAACGATTCGTTGTAAGATGCTATCGCAATATTCCATTTAGTAAATTTTTCCAACGTTATATATAAATCCGATACCGATCTGGTAAATCTACTCAACGCCCAAAATAATACTAAATCAAACTTGTGATGTGTCGCATCCTGTAATAATCTGGTCATGTCTGGACGGTGTTCGATGTCCTTTGCGGAGATGCCTCTATCGGCATATAAATCATATACATTATATTTACGATCATCACACCATTTGCGCAAAATTCGTTCTTGGGCATCGAGAGAGTAGCCTTCACGCGCTTGATCTAATGTGCTGACCCTTATGTAAATTGCAACTGTTTTATATCCCATATGTGTCTGCCTCATTTACTATATGTGCTTGTTGAGTTTACTGATGTCTTATTTGATAAAAGGATGTGGATTGCAAAAATTTTAAAAAAAGAAGGGGTATTAGACCTTCTTTTTTGCCGATAGGCTGGTGTAATGCCGAAACTTACTATTATATTATCCCGTCATGAATTGCTCTGGCCAACTTATCCTCAAACTTCCGGTTGTCCATGTAGTCAAAAATGGCGTTGAGCTGTTCGCGGGTGACTTTTTCGGCGGCAATATCCTGCATAAGTGGCAGCACCCATTCCGGTCCGGTTAGTAGTTTCTCGAGATCTTCTGCGGTCATTTATTATTCCTCCCATTTGTGATATTATAACAAAAGTAGATGTATAACTACAATAATATTAGCGGTAGTATCCGTGTTGCATTTCGTGTTGCATTTTACTCTCATGTTGCATTTTTGAGTGTAGTACGAGAGAATATAAACTATTATAAGAAACCTCAAAACACCAGTGTTTATGCGGGCTGAACGAAAAGGATGTATTTTGCGGTATTCTCGAAAACATATATTTTTCGGGTCCGATTCCCGTCAGCAGCTCTTGAAAAGTCTAGTGTATACTAGGCTTTTT